ATGCGTATTCACCATTAGAAGTACCAATCTTAACACCAATGAAGTTGTTAGATGCTGGGTCCATATTACAATTAGTGAATTTTTCAATAACCACTGGGTTAGTATCAGTATCGTAGAAATTTCTAACTAACACGTCAAAAGACATGTTATTGAAAGAAAGATTTGCAATAGATACTTTAACCTCCATATTTGCAGCATCTCCATCAGAAATTGAGATGAATTTAAATAAATTATAAACTTCATTACCTCTTAATTCAGAAACTAAGAAAGGTGTTTCAGGAGATTGATATCTTTCTAAACTATATGCTATAGATGTGTTATCCTCACTTCTAGCATCCGGAAGTTCAATTAGAGTAGTATTTAATCCTCTGATGTAACCTTTTTGGTATGCGATGTTTAAAGACGCTTGGTAAGACTCCTCAACAAACACAGGTACAGTAAATCTATCTTTTCCAAAATTATCAACCCCTAAAACTTTGGTTAAATATTTTGAAGATGAAGCCGCTAATGAAGTTTCAAGTTGGAAAGTTGTTCTTTCTCCTGTATTGAAATCCGCTTTAGTAATACCAGAAATTAAGAATGTACCATAAGGGTCTTTAGTAACACCTGAATAAGCACCATTTGTAACTAATTGTAAATCTGTTAAACCTGTAACTTGATAGATAGGACCATGATTTGGTGAAGAAGCGTTGTTTGTGTATTCAGTGATTCCTCTTGAACGTAAAGTTGCAACAACCATGTTATTAAATTCAGTGTATGCAAATCCTGAGAAAGTATAAATTTCACCGGATATTGTTCCAATAAACTCATCACTTGTTGCCCCTGAAGATAATGCACTTACAACATAACTAAATGAATAACCTGAATAGTTGTCTACCGAATAATTATTGAAAGTTGCATAATACCAAGGGTCATTAGAACCAGAACTTAAATCATTATAGTCATAATCACAATCACCAGGTACATCAAATACATTATTCAAATTAGGATAACTTCCTGTTAACGAAGACCAATCTGAAGATGGTATTGAACCGTAAACTACACAAGTATTACCTGAAGAACCCGAAGTATCAAAAATACCACTAAGGTATGTATTAAAATCCGCTTGATAAGTAGAAGTACTTCCGTCACTTAATCTATATTGTGTCGTATAATCTTGTTGAATTGAAACAGGTAAAGTTGATGTATCAACAGTAACCGTATTTGCAGAATTACTTCCTGTAAAAGAAGCTGTGAATACTGTACCCGCAGATGACGGATTAAATGCAATTGTTAATGGGTCAACATTAGCAGTTACACTAATACTCCAAGATGGACCTGCGTCATATCCTGATAAACCCAATACTCTTGTTACGAATAATTGGTTTGATTGTTGTAAGTAAGATTTTGCGATATATGCAGCTTCATACTTAGGAATTTGTGTGTTCACAAATTTCACTGGTTCTGTACCACCGAAATAGGCTTGGAACTCATCATAGTTAGTTATAAAAATCGGTTCGAAAGCGGGACCTTTTAAGGTTTCCCCAACTACCCCTAAAGTCGTTACACCCACGCTTTGGGCTACGAACGATAAGTCCGTTTCAGAAGTGTATACACCAGGTGAAACGTACACCTTTTTGTTTGCTTGTGCTGTTGCCATTATTAATTAATTCTATTGCAGATTTATTTTAATGATAAATATTCATTACTAACACAAAAAACTTGACTTTTGGATATGTATTTGTAAACGGTATGATTTAATTCTGCCTTTTTTCTACCTATGAAAACAAAGAAAGAAATAAAGAACTTAAAGATATCACCTGAATCTCACGAAGTATTAAAAAAATACTGTGATAAACGTGGAATTAAGATTTATAAATTTGTTGAAAATTTAATTATGGAAAAGTGTAAGGAGAAGAAAGATATCTATGGTGAGGACTAAACTAATTTATTATCAAAGATAATTTTAGCCTCAATAGTGTTGTCATTTTTTACAACTTGTATTCTCAAAGTATCGTTGGTTGTGATTTGAATTAAATTAACATCACTACCATAATAATCGTTATTAATATAAACATCATAACTCGTAATGTTTTCGGTTCCAACTAAAGTCATATTGGCGGTGTAATCGATTACATCCACCAATGTTGTGTTACCCGTAACAAATAAAAAGTTATTAACAAACTCGTCAGGGTTTTCAGGAAACTGATTTCTTTTTTTATTCAATACTCTTGTATCAAGTTCAAACAATTGTGTAACCCTTTGAATCGCTGGCTTAACTTGGAACTCTTCTTCGTCGATAAGATACCCCAACATTGTGAAATCATAACTTTGGACATAATACTTTCTTGACTCCAAACTCATTTGAGATTCATCTGAAACATTATTCATAATGATTGGAACATATTGACCTTTAATAAAAGTGTATGCTTGTCTTGATGAGAACTTCTGCATTACAATCTTGTTAAGTTGGTTCAACTCTCTCATTCTGTTACAAATAATTTTTACACTGTAGTTGATGTCAACAGGAACAGGTTGAGGTATTGTATAGATATCCATACCTTGTTCATTACCATTCCATGTTGGAACCGAGGCATAATAAAATTGTTTTCTGTTTGGTATTGTATATTGAAGTGATGGGTTTGTTCCATACTTTACTTCAGGACTTCTAACAACTGTGATAAAAGGTGGAGATGGGTTATAATCCAAATCAACAAACAAAGCGGTCTCAACATATTGTGTCCAGTTTTGTGTTGTTATTATAATATCAACCATTGGGACAATCTTTCCCGCGGTAACAACTTTTAAATCTTCTTTAACAAAATCTAACATTCCCCTATCCAAGTCAGCATGTAAAACTGATTTAGGTAAATAAGTTCCATCTTCATTAATATATTCCAACAACTGTTCCCTACGAGCAGACAAAGTCTTCTTGGGCACTAACGGTAATGTTGGTTTAACTTGTTTTGGAAATGCCATTATATTCCTCTAAATTCATTTTCACTTACGAAAGTAGCCATAACTGTTCTATAGAACGGTTTGTATCCACCATAAGTGTGTTTATTGTCTGACCTAACATATCCGTCATCAGCCACAACATAATATCTAACCCTGTCTTCTGTTTCATAATATCCGATATAATCCCCTTGGAATATTTCAATTCCTAAATCCTCAAGAGTTTTTTGATATATTGAAAACTTCATATTACCAGGCTCTTGTAACTCAACTTTTGAATTACCAATAAGTTTGTGTTGTGGTGCCATAATTTGAACTAATCCTTTTAACTCAACAGGAGCCAAGAATTGTATTCCGTTTTCTAACACCTCACCATAAACATCATCCGTTTTGGTTTTGTATCTATCAACTCTATAAAGAATAATTGTGAAGTTCATATCACCCAACAACCACTCCTCACCCATACCAATATCCAACGTATAATCCTCTCCACCGAAGAACTTACCTAAACGAGTAATAGGGACTAATTTTTCCATATTGATAAATACTTTAATTATAACTATATTTAAAGTAAAATTTTTTATGAGGATAAATCCACCTACCAAAATCTATGTTGAGAGTAGCCCAATTCACGGACTTGGCGTTTTTGCATCCGAAGACATCAATGAAGGAGAAATATTAGAAGTCTGTCCTGTTATTGATATGGGTATGAGATTTGGTGACACTAGTCACATATTAATCGATTATAGGTTTAATTGGCCTCAAGGAGGAAATCCTTGGGATAAACAAGTGGTGTCGACAGGATTTGCATTACTTTATAATCACAGTAGCACCCCAAACGCTGCGTGGAGGTCTAATCTTGAAAACAATACATTTGAATTTTATTCCATAAAAAATATAAAATCGGGTGAGGAAGTCTTTGTATGGTACGGTGACATTAGTTATTGGAATGACGGAAGAACTCACACCAACATTGTATAATGAATATGGAAATTAGTTTAGAATCGAAAGCAATGTCTCTATTGGAATCTTATGACGGTGCCAATAACTACCTCATTGAGCTTAAGAGAAAATCTCAACTAAATAAAAAGTTTTATCCAACAAGAAGTCAGTCCGAATACATTATAAACAATCACGACAAAACACCTAAGGTTGCTAAGAAGTGGGTGATACTTGACGCTTATTTTGCACAGAGATTGGCTGACGATAAATTATACACTACAATACCTGAAAAGGTTTGGGTTGAGAAATTACTTGCAGATAAAGAAAAGGCGTTTCACATTTGGGGGAAAGTTTTTGAGAACGAAGAACTTCACGATTTTTGGTTACCCAAAGCCGCGGTAATTAAAGATAACACAGTAAAAGATGTTGTTATCAATTATGAAAAATATTCTCACAGACCTCCGTTATCACATCAAAAAGAATCAATCCAAAAGCTCGTTGAGAACAAGAAATATATCTTGGCCGATGATATGGGTCTTGGTAAAACTACCTCAACTATTATAGCGGCTCTCGAGAGTGGTGCCAAAAAGATATTGATTATATGTCCTGCGAGTTTGAAAATAAACTGGCAGAGAGAGATTGCGAACTACACAGACAGAAGTGTTTATATCTCTGAAGGAAAGAACTTTAGTCAAGAACATGACTTCGTTATTATAAATTACGATATTATAAAAAATTTCCACAATGTTAAAAAGAAATCTGAATCGCAAATTCTTGACTCCAATTTTGATTTGGTGGTCGTTGACGAGGCACACTATATTAAGAACGGTCAAGCACAGAGAACAAAACTAATCAACGACCTCGTAAAGAAAGTTGATAGACTTTGGTTGTTAACAGGTACACCAATGACTTCAAGACCAATGGATTACTTCAATCTATTAAGTTTGGTTGATTCCCCTGTTGCTAAAAACTGGATGGCATACGCCATCAGATATTGTAGTGGGTATCAGTTTAATGCTGGTGGTAGAAAGATATGGAATGTTACGGGAGCCAGTAATCTTGAAGAGTTAAGAGACAGGACTGCGGGTCTTACCTTAAGACGATTGAAAGAAGACGTTTTAGATTTACCTGATAAGATTATCACACCAGTATACCTTAGATTAAAATCCAAAGCATACGAGGAGATTATGGGTGAATATTATGATTGGTACGACAAGAACCCCGACGAATCCAAATCACTTACAGTTCAATTCACCAAGTTAACCAAAATACGACAAGTAATTGCCGATGAGAAGATTGCCCAAACAATAGAACTTGCGGAGAATATTATTGAGCAAGGAAAGAAGGTTATCATATTCTGTAACTTCACGGACTCACTATCTAAGATATGTGAACACTTTGGAAAGACTGCGGTTAGAGTCGATGGTTCAACACCAAAACACGAAAGACAAAACGCTGTTGACCAATTCCAAGACAGT